GATGCTATATCTGTTGTAAACGGACAAGCAGCATATACTATGCAAGTTAATTCTACAAACGTAGAGCCAGAAACAGCATTTCACATGCTGGTCAGTTTAAATGGTGTATTACAAAAACCAGGTAGCTCTTTTACTATCTCGGGGTCCACAATCACGTTCGCAAGCAACTTAGTTACGAACGACGTTATCGATTTTATAATTTTATTAGGTGATGTATTAAACATAGGTGCACCCTCAGATGGAACTGTAACCACTGCAAAAATAGCTGATAATGCCGTTACCGCTGCTAAACTAGCAAGTGGTGCTGGTGGAAAATTATTGCAATCAAGTTTAGTTACAACTTCAACTAATCAAGCAATATCATCTACAAGTTATGCAGATTTAACAGGAATGACACTTGATATTACACCAGTGAGTTCAACATCAAAATTTTTAATTACAAGTTTTATGAACATTGGTCTTACTGTAAGTTCAAGCTCTGATGAGTCTTTTTTTTCTCAAATTTTAAGAGATAGTACAGTAGTAAATAATGCAGATACAGGTGTCGGTTATGGTTCAATTTATTATTACACAGGTGATGCTAGTAATTTACATATGTTTGATGTTAATGTTTGTGAAGATGATCACAACACATCATCACAAGTTACGATAAAAGTTCAAGGTAAAACTGCCTCTGGTCAAAGTATTCAATTTAATTTAAATAGTTCAAAAAAATCTTATCTATTAGTACAGGAGATTGAAACATAATGATTAAATATATTAAAGCGATTAAAGCAATTAATCCTAATGCTGAATTTACTTTTAATGATGTTAATAATATTACATGGTTAAATGGAACAACTCCAATATCAAAATCAGATATAGAACAGAAAATTAATGAAAGAGAATATATAGATAAAAGAGCAGCTGAATATCCATCAATAGTAGATCAATTAGATGATATCTATCATAATGGCATAGATGGTTGGAAGACTACTATAAAAGCAGTAAAAGATAAATATCCAAAGGAGTAATAAATGTCAGTATTGTTCTGTAACAATAACTCCATGTCAGCAATCACGAGTGTACCAAGTGGTGTAATTGGTGGATCAATGGTGCTTATATCTACACAAAATGCTAGTAGTTCCTCTACAATATCTTTTACTTCAGGAATAGACTCTACTTACAAAGAATATATTTTTAAATTTATAAACATTCATCCATCTGCAAGAGCTAATTTTCAATTCAATTTAAGTGCAGATAGTGGTTCAAATTATAATGTTACTAAAACTACAACTGTTTTTGAAACATATCACTATGAAAATAATGCTGCAGCTCGTGATCTTGCATATGTTTCTGCCGCAGATTTAGCACAAGGAACAGGATTTCAAAATATCAATGCATTTAGTCAACTTAATACAAATAATGATGGTTCTTTATCTGGAACTTTACATTTGTTTGACCCATCTAACACGACATTTGTAAAACATTTTATTTCAAGAATTTCTAGTGTTGGTTTAGATGATTCTTCAAATGAATATTCTGATAGTACTTATGTTGCTGGATATGGAAATACAACAAGTGCAGTTGATGCGGTGCAGTTTAAAATGTCAAGTGGTAACATAGATTCAGGAACAATAAAATTATATGGCATTAGTTAAATATAACAATAATAGTATAAGTGATGTAACAAGTGCTGCTAGTGCTATTGGAGGTGCTATGACTTTAATATCCACTACAACAGCTTCTAGTTCATCTACAGTATCTATTACAAGTGGAATTGATAACACATATCCTATTTATTTATTTAAATTTATAGATATACACGCATCTAATGACGATGTACACTTTCAGTTTAATGCATCTGATGACACATCTTCACACTCATACGATGTAACAAAAACAACAACTGTTTTTACTGCATATCATAATGAAGGTGGGAGTGATGCAGCTTTAGCTTATCAAACGGCTGCTGATATAGCACAAGGAACAGGATTTCAAAATTTAACAGCAGGAGATACACTGGCAGATAATAATGATAGATCCTTAGCTGGATTTTTATGTTTATTTAATCCAAGTTCTACAACTTTTGTAAAACATTTTATAGCAGAAACAACTGTATCAGGTGCATCAAATTATAATTCTCATCCTTTTGTTGCTGGATATTTTAATACTACATCTGCAATAACAGCTTTACAATTCAAAGCCGCAAGTGGAAATATAGATTCAGGTACAATAAAACTTTATGGGATAAAGGATAGTTAATGAGTCTTGTTAAATTAAATAATAATGCAGTAAAAAATGTAACTACTTTTGGTAATGTTACTGGTGGTTCTACGGTTTTTATTAAAAAATTAACAGCTTCTAGTTCTTCTACTTTATCATTTGTTGATGGTGCAAGTTCAGTTGTTTTAGATAATACTTATAAAGAATATTTATTTACATTTAATAACATACATCCAGCAACTAATGGTGTAGCTTTTCAATTTAATTTAAGTGTAGACAGTGGTTCAAATTATAATGTTACAAAAACTTCAACATCTTTTAGAGCATATGTTTATGAAGATGGAAGTAGTGGCACACTTCAATATGAACCAAATCATGATTTAGGACAATCAACAAATGCAGAAAGATTGTGTGCGGTTGACTTAGGAAATGATAATGACCAATCTCTTTCTGGCACTTTACATTTATTTAACCCTTCAAATACGACATTTGTAAAACATTATATAGCACAAACACATCATAGTCATGAAGCTGATTTACCTACAAATTTTTTTAAAGCTGGATATGGAAATACAACGAGTGCAGTAGATGCTATACAATTTTCAATGTCATCAGGTAACATAGACTCTGGAGATATAGTCTTGTATGGAATTAATTAATATGATAGATAAATAAGAATGCCAAGGTATCATAATATAAACGGTAATATAGTTCAGTTTACAGCAGAAGAGGAAGCTGCTAGAGACGCTGAAGAACAAGCATGGGCAGACGGTGCTCTTGCTAGAGCACAAGCTAGTCTTAGATATAAAAGAAATAGTTTATTAGCTGAGACAGATTTTTATGCTTTATCTGATGTTACTATGTCAGAGGACATGAAAACATACAGACAAGAATTAAGGGACCTGCCTGCAGGTAAAGATACTGTTGAAAAATGTAACAATGTTACTTGGCCAACTAAACCATAGGTAATTTATTATGTTGCAAAAAATAAGATTTGCACCAGGATTCAACAAACAAGTAACTGCGACTGGTGGAGAAGGTCAATGGGTCAATGGTGATAATGTCAGATTTAGATACGGTAAGCCAGAAAAAATAGGTGGATGGTCTCAACTAGGTTCTGTTGCAATTACAGGTAGAGCAACTGCAATCCATCACTTCGTTAATACATCTGGTATTAAGTATGCTATTTTAGGAACAAACAGAATTTTGTACGCATACTCTGGTGGTATATTCTATGATATACATCCAATTAAATCTACAACAACTTTAACATCTGCATTTTCCACAACTAATGGATCAAAGACTGTAACTTTAACTTTTTCATCAGCACACAATATTAATAAGTTTGATATTATATTATTAGATAATTTTACAGCTATAACTAATTCTGATTTTGTATCTGGAGATTTTACAGATAAAAAATTTATGGTAACTTCAATACCAACAGACACAACTCTAACAATAGAGATGGAGTCAAACGAGTCAGGATCTGGTGCATCTACATCTGGTGGTATTAGAGTTCAACATTATTATCCTGTAGGACCTGCAGTTGAAGTTGCATCTACAGGTTGGGGTCTTGGATCTTGGGGTGGACAACAAGCTGGACAATTTACATCTACATTATCATCTTCAATAAACGCTAGTGTTACAAGTTTAACAATGGCTAGCTCATCTTCGTTTCCGTCTTCAGGAACAGTTTTAATAGGATCAGAACTAATAACGTATACGGGTAATAGTGGCGGAACCTTATCTGGACTAACTAGAGGTGCTTTAGGAACAACTGCTGCATCTCATAGTTCAGGTGCAACTGTTACAGATGCATCAAACTTTTTTTCATGGAACGCTGCAGCATCAGGAGATATTGTTACAGCACCTGGTTTATGGTCGTTAGATAATTTTGGTAACAAACTTATAGCAACTATTAATGGTGGTGA